CAAATATACAAGTATTTTTTTAATACAACACTAAGTATTAATATTTTAACTAAATTTTAACATATTGCAAAAAAAAGGGCAGCTGTTACGCTACCCAATTTCAAACAAAAATTACTATGAAAACTAAGAAAATTCTTTTAATTTGTCTTTATATTGTTCTATCTTATCTTTTATTTCATCTAAACTCCATTTTTTAGTTTGTTTAGAAATTAAGTATAATTCTTCTGATAGTTCTTTTCCTATTTTTAAGCTAAACTCGAATTGTTTACCTTGCTGCATTACATTACATCCATAACATTGTGGTGCTACATTTCTCTCATCCCATCTAGTTGACATATATTGTCTACTCATAAAATGGCCACAGTGTATTTTCTTAACTTCATATTTTCTATCACAAGTAATACAGGTGCAATATCCATTTTTAGCATTAGAGTATCTAATATACTTGCTAAATACTACATCTAAGTCTTTTATTAGTTGTGATTTTGTTTTAGCTTTCATAATACAAATGTAAGCAAATTTGTTTATACTTTATTGTGTATAATGTTATATTTAGGTTTTAATAACTTTATGTACTTTTCTTCTAAAGCAAGTAATTCGTTATCTGGTATTTCATTTGGTAATTTAGATATTACAGAAAAGCTATCAAAAACTTTAGTACTATCTTTTTTATGTTCTAATATTCTACTTTGTATATTAATTGTTTTACCTACATAAACTATTTCATCATTATGTATTAAACAATATATAAACTTAAAAAATAATACTTCTTTTTTATTATGTAGTAAGTATTGTTTTAATTTATCTTTTGTATTTTTTCTTTGTAGTTTAATTTGCAATGGAGATACAGATCTATCTTCAACTACTTTTTTAAGAAACTTAACATTAGTATATCCTTTCTTATGTGTTATCCATTCCTTAAAATTAAAGTATTCTTTATCTGAGTAAAATACCTTATTATATACTTTTGCAATACCATAGTATTTACAATTAACTATATACTCTAATTTCATAATAATTCTTTGTGTTAAAATTCTAGCACAAATTTATAGAGAAAAATTGAGTTAAAAAAAACTATGTTATTAACAATTTGTTAAATAAAGTATTTTTTGTATTTATTAGCTAAGTAAATAGCTACTAATACTAGTAAAAATAAAATGTATTTAAAATAACTTTCTTTTCTTGTAACTTCTTTAGTTTTAGTTACAGTAACAGTTTTAGTTACATACTTAATTACTTGCTTATATTTAACATTATTTTGTTTACTATATAAAGTGTTATCTTTTTTCTTTTCGTGTCTTAAAACAGCGTTAAAATAGGTATTACCATTATAAGTAAATGGTTTTAAAGTGTCTTTAGCGAATACAGTTAGTAAATCTGTAGTTACATCGTATTTAATAGTAATATTACTACTATCAGTTAAAGTTGTAGTAGTTTCTTTTGAAGTTTCTTGTTTAATTTCTGCTTTATTTACAATAGCTTTTCTGCTACCACAACTAAATAAAAATAAACTAATAATTAATATATACAGTTTTACCATCTTTTTTTATTGCTTTAAGTACTTGCTTTCTGTTTTTACCTTTATTATAAGAAACGTGTACCCAATCAGGGTTTTTATCAGTACCAAACTCCCAAATCATTTGGTCAAATTCTAAATGCTTTTTAATATAATCAAATATATCTTTATTGGTAAAACCTGTAGTAGCAACTAAATCTAAAGCTTGACCTTTGTTATGCTGTGATGTTTTAGATCCACCTACAGCTTTATTTAACTTTTCACTTCTATAACCACTTGAAATTCTAATTGGTTTACCAATACCATCTCTTAAAGGTTGAAAGATATTATTAGCTATTTCAATTAAATTTCTTAAATGCTCATTAGTAGGGCTATTATCAATTCCTTTAGCTTTTGCAGTATTAGAATCTATTAATTCCTGTAATGTTAAGTTTTTAGTAATTATCATTTTAAACTATCTATATCTGTTTTTACTTCTTTAGCTCTTCTTATAAGGTTTTTAAGTAACTTCCAAATATCTATATTTAAAGCTTCTTCTATATTTTCTTTAATTGAAACTAATTCAATAAATACTAAAATAATAGCTATTAACTTTGTAAATAAAAATTGAGTACTAAAGTGTAAATTTACTAATTCATTTAAAAGATATTTATCAATAGTATATAAACTAATAATAGATACTTGATATAATAGCATTTTAGAGATAACATTAGAAAGTTTACGGCTTCTGATAGACTGCAATCCGTTTAACTTTATACTCTTAAAGATACCAGTAAATGTATCTAACATTATCCCTAATGCCACAGCAATAAGTAAGCCCTGAATAGGTGCAAAAAATAAAACTAAACCAGTAAGAAAATAACTAAGATATGTTTTCATTTTCTAAAGTATTTAAATCTGTTTCTACTTTAGGTTCGTATCCTGCAAAATAATGTTTTGGATTGTTAACTGTTATTTCGTTTTTACCAAAATCTATTTTATTTTCACTCATAACATCAAAGTGATAACCATCTGCATAAACAGGAGCAACTACTTCATTAAACTTATCATCATAAACTCCGTTTTCTAAAACAATTAAACCTATTTCAACTACAGCTTGTACTCCTTCAGCATAAGCAAGTCCATCTTCAGTTTCAATATAAACTACTTTTGCAATTAAATCTTTTATTGCAGTTTCTTTATCTGTGTATTTTAATTTTGCTATGTTCATTTTATAAAGTTGTTAATTGAATACATTCTGTATCTGTTAAAGCTGTTTTGTAAAGTTGTAATTGCTTTATAGAATCGTTTATTTGATTTCCTGCGTTTTGGTTTCCTAATTCAATTATTGAAATAGGTGTTCCAAAAGTAAAAGTTGGATTCAAAGTAAAAGACAAAGAACCATTTATAAAAATCTTTATACTTCCGCTTATGTATTTATAAGCTATTTTATAATTACCATTTGGCAATACAGCAGTTGATTGATTAGTTGTTCCAGATGATGTTGTTGCAGTTAAAACAAATCTTATTTCTCCCGATGTAAGTCTTCTAAAAGATATTACATTTGAACTTGCTGCATCTTTTAAATTTAATATATATTTTTCAGTACCAACATTTGTAAAATTAAATTCAGTAAATATTGTTCCCTCTGTTTGCCCTATTAAACTACTTATTCCCGTTTTAGATATTACATCTGCGTTTCTTGTTACTGAACTTGCTACTGTTGGAATGTATGAAGTAGCGTTTGAACCTGCTTCTAATTGACTTCCCCAAATAGCAATAGTTCCTATAAAGCCAAGTCCTCTAACTGAAAAGTTAATAATTCCTACTGTAGCATTATAAGTTGCTGTTACTCTTTGCCACTCTGTTGTTGGTGTAAAATTTACTGATACATTTGTTGAATCAACGTTAGCTTGTAACCTCATAGTTCCTGCTGTTGTTTGACTTAATATCTTAACATAAACAGTAGTTGTATAAGTACCTGCACCAAGAGCAAGGACTTGTGTTGCTCTTGAATCAGAAGAAGAAACTACCATTGAATCTGCATTTAGAGTTCCATCAGGAGATATTGTAGTGTTTGGAGTTATAGTTGTGCTTGTTTTAATCCAACTTGCATTATCAAACTCCTGACTTCTTAATAAAAGATTAGTTCTTTGTGGCTCAACTAATATACTCGGACAACTTGAATTTGTATAGTCTAATCTTGGTATGTCTAATCTGTCAGTTGTAGGAAAGTATTCTTTTGCTGAAGTTCCTGTAACTAATTGAGCACCCCAAATTGATATATCAGAAGCACCTGCAACTAATGTTCTTAATTGAAGTTCTAATGTCGTACCTGAAGATGTAAAATTTAAATCAAATCTTTGCCATTGTGGAGTAACAGTTATTGTTTTTAATGTACCTGAATATCCATCTCTTAATTGATAAGTATATGATGAACTTGTATTTGATTTTAAATAAATAGATGATGTATAAGCTATTCCGCTTGTAGAAACAATTGACTGATTTACCGAAGCACTTACTACATTTGTTACTAATAATCTATCAGCAGTTAAAGTTCCATTAGGAGCAGTAGAATAATTTGCAGTTACAGATATTGTCCCACCGCTTGTTGCTGCTTTTGTCCAAGCAGCATTATTAAACTCCTCACTTCTTTGCAATAAATTATAAGGTGTAACCTCAATAAGTCCGTCACTATTAACTCTCGTTGCAGTCGTTGCTCTTGTTACTGTTAAATCACCACTTCCATCGGTAGGTTTTATTGCGTAAAGTTTGTCTTCTTTTATACCATTCGGAGTAATAACCAAACTTGCACTATCAAATAAACTCATATATTTTCTATTAAATTAATTAAACATTGTTTTGCCTCAAACGTACCACTATCAGTAGCTATTCTTGCAATAAAATCAATTACCGCTTCAATTTCGTTTCCTAAAATTTCAGTTTCACCCGACCAACTTACAGAGTAAACAGAACCCCAACTTATATCGTTATTTATAGTACCTTGACCCCAACCAATATCGTTGTTGTTTACACCTTGACCCCAATCTATATTATTTGCCATTTTCTATTTTTTTTAAAAACAATTCTAGCTTTTGTTTGTTCTCTTCTTTAGGTTTATAGTTACCTACTTTTTTTCTTTTTTTCTCCATTTACAAAACCCAAGATCCATAAAAATTATTAGTATCAGGGTTCATATCATCA